CCCTAGGCTTCCGGGCCACAGCCCAGAGCCGACAGCGGAATAGGAAGAAGGTCCGCTGGATGGCCTACCACCTCACAACGAGGTCTGGTCCAAACGGGCATGCCCTTTGGGCTTGCCTGGCGGACCTGGCCTCGCTGAGCCCGGATATCCGTGAGGATATCTGGACCGTTTCGGGGGAGAGGCTCCAGGTGTATATGGAGACCCTAATGGAAGGACTGCCTAGCTTTGCTAAGCAAAACCTCCCAACACTTCCCGGCATTACCCGGAAGGTGGTCGGGATCCCTGACATGGAAGGGAAGACGAGGGTCATTGCCATCTGCGACTATTGGACGCAGACAGCTCTGAAACCTCTTCACCACTTCGTGTTTGGGATCCTGAAAAGGGTTCCCCAAGATTGCACCTTCAACCAGGGCTCCTTCCAGGACAAAGTGAAGCACTGGGATAACCCAGTATTTTACTCTGTTGACCTGACTGCTGCAACCGACCGGTTTCCGATCGACTCCATCAGACAGGTCCTGGAAGGGGGCTTCCCCAAGGAGTATGTCGACGCATGAGCAAGGCTCATGTCGTTCTATCCCTTTAAGGAACCAAAGGGCACGGACGTAGTCTATGCCATTGGTAACCCGATGGGAGCATACTCTTCCTGGGCGACGTTCGCACTAGCCCACCACTTTGTGGTGTTCAAGTGCTGTCGCCGCCTAGGGATTCCTTGGCACAAAGCCCAATATTGTCTCCTTGGGGACGATATTGTGCTTGGTACCAGGGAACTTGGTGAGGCCTATCTCCTTGAGATCCAATCCCTTGGTGTCGAAGTCTCCCAGCAGAAAACTCATGTATCCAAAGATACATTTGAGTTTGCTAAGAGGCTTTTCCACAAGGGGGTTGAGGTTAGCCCATTTCCTGTCTCCTCCATTTACGGGACTTACACTAGCTATCCGCTGGTGGTTGCCTCGCTAATGGGGGAGGAGAGGAAAGGGCTAACCCCTCAGGGAGGTATTCCCCGGGCCGTTGCTGCCCTCTATGCCGACCTCCGGGCGCCACGGCGGTTTCGCCGCGGTATCCAGAGGAAGGCTGAGAGTTGTATGCTTGGTACTCTTGCCCTGCAGGGTCGCGTTGCGCCGGCCGACTTTGTTACCAAAGTCAGCCGGGATGGCGGCCTGATCCCTGCCGGGTGGGCAATTTCCCTAGAGAGTGGAAATCTACTCTTTAGAGAAAGTTGCCGTACCATGTATTACGACTCTCGGGCAGCAGCGGAGGAGGAAGACCTCGGGAACATCCATATGCTCCTCGAGTTCAACCTCCCCCACTACAACGGTCCAGCCGGGGTCCAGTTCCTTGAAGCTCACCCAATCCATCAGATTACTCTGAGGGTTAAGGAGGCTTTTGAGAAACTGGATGATGTGGAGACCAGCCCAGACTTCCTAGAGGAGGACCTATGGCCCTTCACTAGAAGTCTGGCACTCCCCGTAACGGACCGTATTTTCTATGAAAGAAACTACGATACGCTGCGGCGAGTGTCGGCGGGTCTTCGACCTCACCTGGAAACGGTAGTAGCAAGGGCAATCGAGGATAGGACACTGGTCCTATCCCCTGAGTGCTCCCGCTACCCCCTACTTCCAGGCCCCGTTTCCTTGGGACTCCCACGGTCCCAAGGAGTCGGAGTAGGCCCGGAGGCCTCCCCCGTCCGGGTGTTGCCAGCACCCGGACTCCAGGCAAAGCCGCCTTTAGTGGTAACACTAAAGGAGGCCCCATTGGGAGCCTACCTCTTTATGAGGGGCACCCTTTGGGGGGGTTGGCCTGGAG